ACTCTAATGGTATATCGAATGGTTCTACCACATGCTCAACTGGATTCCAGATTGACTCAAAAAAGGCTCCAGGCGCTATATTCCAGTCGCCATCTAACCAAGCCTTAACGAGCCACTCTGGTCCAGAAGATTTTATCCTGTCTATATATCCGGGGTCATTCTCCATTAAAGGAGTGTTGTCCGTTATCTTAGACGGAATAAAAAGCTTGCCTTCTTCCTCCTTATCAATGTACCTCTCTTTGACCCAACCGTGGCCTGGGCCACCCGGGTTGGCGCTAGCCCGAAACAGCGTGGGCACGCCGGCCGCAGACCTCATAGTTGCCTGCAGCAAATCAATAGGTTCTGGCGACGGCCAGTTTCCTAGCTCGTCAAACCCAAGGAAAGTAACAGAAAAGCCTTGCAGCTTCATAGCATCATTATCTTCGTCCAGATGCTTTAACTGCAGGGTAGAACCCTTAGGGCTTACCCACTTTCTCTCACCTACTTTCCACTCCCAACCTTCCTTTACGAATACGCTCTGACCTAACTTAACCAGTTCCCCTGTTTCCGGGTAAGTTCTACGGAATAATAACCCGTGAGCATCTGGCCCGTAGAGCTCTGCATGTCTCCTGAAAGCCAGCAGCATTCCAACAGATTTCGATCCTCCTCTGGCACCTCCGAAGAGAATGTGAGGATGCTCACTATACACGAACTCTCGTTGCGGTCCCTCAAGAGCAACCCATTTGTCTTTCCCATTCTCTACCCTTCTTTCAAGTTCCGTGGCTAAAATCGCACGTATTTCTTCCCTGGGGTAACTATGTACAAGAGTGTATGCTAAGCTCATGCCACATATTTTACCATGGCAACTTCAGACGCCGGTATAGTAAACAAGTTGTTTTCAACTATTGTCGCAAACTGTGCAGAAGGTATCGTGCACGAAGTATTTATATTGAAAACGTCATCATCTTTGTTATGATCTATGGATATTACAGACCCAGCAACTATTGGAAAAATACCAGAAGAGGTGCTGTGAGATACGTCAACAGTTCCGGAAAGCCCTCTAGCAAGCGTATTTAATGCTGTTGTAGAGCTACCAACCTCTGTAGTTGTGTCGTATGATATTACCTCGGCCCCGATTAGAGCTTTTCCTGAAGCTGGGAAATTATCGCCAGCAATCATAGTTAAACCAATACTAGTTGTTGCTGATGCTGCTAAAGTCCCAGTAGTAGTAGCTATAGTATTTACATTTATAGTATAGCTGTAATCATCTCCTACCGTTAAAGATCTAACTTTAGTCAAGTAGGTAGATGAATCGGCTATTTTCTCAGCAAGCGTACTAGGAGATTCGGCGTAATCAAGGGCGTCTGCTGTAGTATACCCATCATACGTCAAATATATGGTATCTACAGGCAGAAGTGTTAAAGCTGCCATAATTAGGCGTATCTATTACCGCTAGGAACTTCGTCTGAGCGCTTAGGTTTGGGTCTACCCGCCTTTTTTGGCTTAGGCTTGTCGTAGCTTTTGTCAGCAACCAATCGTGCCGCGGGATGAAGACCAACGGCTCTACGAGCCGCTTTTGTTCCTGATTCGTCGTATGGGAAATGAACAGATGGCATGATGCCTCCTAATGCTTTGTGTCTGAGGTAGGTTCCATGCTATCCTCAAACTCTTTAATGAGCTCTACAAGTTCGTTGTCTGTAAGTTCTCTCATAGAGTCGTTGATGTTAACGTTCTGGTCGATAGCTCTCATAGAAGGTACACACCTTTCTACAAGTATTCTAGCGGCCTGAACGTCTCCCTCTTTAGCGGCGTCGGCTAAAACCTCAATAACTGCTGGTAAATGCTCAGATATCTGGCTTCTTAGTTGGGCCATCGTTTTTTGAGATTTTCGCGGCCGACCATTTGGGTTTCCGCTTGTTCCTTTTTGCCAAGCCATCAGTAAGCTACCGGTGATCCTGGCATCGCTCTGTTGCGGCGCCTCATGTGCTCTTCAATTAAGACTTTATCTACTACGTCGGCCGGCATTTGTCCGCTGCCCTCGTAACCAAAATCTACG